TGGCTTCTGGCGATAAGTTTGCATTTGTCGATGCAACCGATGATAGCTCTAAGCTTGAGTCGATTGATGACATGGCTAGCTTCTTTGCTGGTGCAGGTCTTGCTGCAGCTTCGGGTGTTCTTAAGCTTGACTTCAACGAATTGAGCGCTCTTGGTAGTGCAGGTGTTGTAGCTGCTGATCAGCTTGTGTTTGTTGACGCTACTGATGACTCTTCGAAGAAGGTCACCATGACTAACTTCCTCACCAGCATTGCTGGCGCAGGTATTAGTGTTAGCGCTGGTAAGCTGATTTCGGACGCATCCCCAACTCCACAGAACATCGGCGATTCCGCTGGTACTCTGGCTGAGGGTATGAACTGGTCGAGCGCTAACTTCACTGCAGCGCGAACATGGACACTTCCAGCCTCTCCGGATGCTGGTGATGTAGTCTCGGTTAAGGCTCCAGCTAATGCTGGAACATACAACTTGACTGTTCTTAAGGCCGGCTCGCAGACCATTGATGGTCTCACCCAGGTTGTTATCGAGTCCGATCACGGTGCTCTCGAACTTGTTTTCGTTGGATCTGATAAGTGGGTTATCCGCTAGTCTAAGACTAGCTGGTTTATCCTGCTACTGTTTAGGGGGCCTTCCGCAAGGGGGGCTCCCTTTTCATTTATATAATAGGTTTTTCGACCACATAGCAATACGCGAAGAAATCACATCTGTTAGTCATTTCAGCATTTTTGATACTATTTATTTTTGACACCCGTGTAAGAGTTTGGAGTTAATTCTATGTCATCCTTATTAGAAGAAGCCATTGTTGATGCTAAGGCCCTCAAAGAGGCAGCCTTGAAAAACGCAGAAAATGCAGTATTAGAGAAGTATTCAACCGAAGTAAAGGGTGCCCTTGCAACCCTTCTGGAGCAGGAAGAAGACGCTGCCCCAGTTCAAGAGGCTGACGAAGACCTCATGGAATTTGCTGAAGAGCTGCCGTTTGCATTTCAGAACGAAGAACTCGATGCACCTGAGCAAGGTGAAATTGTAGAGATTGACTTTGATGCCCTCAAGCAGCGTATCGCTGAAGAGGATGAGATTGTCGAGAGTGATGATCTGATCGACGCCACAGAACTCGCAGAAGAGATAGTGGATGAAGCCGCCGGCTCCGACTATATGACCCAGGACGAAGACGACGCCGAAGAGGCTGCAGCAGTTGCTGCATCTGGTGGCGGTACAGCGGGTATGCCACTTGACGAAGACGAAGACATTGCATTTACCGAAGAGATGCTCGCAGAGCTAGTTGAAGAGCTTGTAGTTGATATGGTTCCGCGCCCACAGGGATGGTCCTCAATTAACTCTGCTAACAACAGCATTGAGCAGGCCAACAACGATGCAATGGGCGCCGCCCAGGCCGCACACCTGGAAGAAGAAGAAATTGAAGAGGAAGTTGCCACGGCCCCCGACGTTGTATCCGACGCCGCGCTTTATGAGGCCAAGATTTCCGACATTACAGAATCCAACCGAGAGCTTCGTGCTCTCATTATGGAAGCCAAGAGTCAGCTTACTCAGCTGAACTTGGCGAACGCCAAGCTTGTTTATCAAAACAAGGCTTTGAATAGCGCCTCCTTGAATGAGCGACAAAAGAATCAACTTGTCGAAGCTGTTCAGACTGCCACTTCTGTTGAAGAAGCCAGCATGATTTTTGAAACGATTCAAAACGCAGTGGGGTCCTCTCCCGATCAGAGAACACGACCACAAACACTTCGTGAAGCAGTTCAAAGACCAGCATCGCTTTTGATTAACTCTAAGAAAAACAACACGGCAACAAAAGATCCAAATATGGATCGTATGCTGCGTTTAGCAGGTTTGAATAAATAACAATAACATACTAGGAGGTTATATAATGTCTATTGTAGAAAAACTAACCGAAGGTATCGTTAATCGTGACCTCGCTCAGGAAGGTGCTGCACTCATTACAAAGTGGGAGCAGACAGGTCTTCTTGAGGGAATCACAGATGATACCAAACGGAACGGTATGGCTCGATTGCTTGAGAACCAAGCAAAGGAGCTTCTCCGTGAGGCATCCACCATGGCTAGTGGTGATGTCCAGGGGTTTGCAGCTGTTGCATTCCCACTTGTACGCCGAGTATTCGGCGCCCTGATCGCTCAGGATCTTGTGAGCGTTCAACCAATGAGTCTCCCATCGGGTCTCATCTTCTTCCTGGATTTCCAGGTATCCAACTTGATTGGTGATGGCGAAGCCGCAGACGATCCTCGTCTCGGTTACCGCACACTTTCGTCCCTCTATGGTGGCGGCCGTGTTGCTAGTCAGATCACCGGTGGTGTTCTGCTGACAGGTACGTTTGCTGAGGCCGGCCCTTACGCCCTCAACAACGGTTACTCGTCTCCAACAGGTTCGGTGGCTCTGACCCCTGTTCTTGTTGCTTCCGGTACCGTCCGTGGCGATGGTCAGATCGATTTCGATCAGGCTACCACTGCAGCGGCTCTTGGAAATGATGCATACCAGGTTGACCGACTCCTTCAGTTTGATCCGGATATTCTTTCGGGTGCCACTTTCTGTGTCGGTACTATCAGTAAGGCAGCGGTTGATACAGCTAACAACTCCGAGTTGAATCCAAATGATTTCATCACGATTACAGCGACTTCGGGACTTACTGGCGGAAACGCTACCCTGATTCGTCGCCTGACTCGTTTTGATGATGTTAATTCTAACGATGACCGACTTCTTGTCACCATCATCAGCCCGGATGCATCGCGAACTGCAATTCAGCTCTCAACGTCGCTGTTCACTGCGATCACCTTCACCTTCGCTATGGAAGATAACTTCCAGAACGGTGGTGCTCTTGGTTCGATCGAAGGTACAAACGATTGGGGCCTCGAAGCAGAGGGTAAAATCCCAGAGATCGACATTAAGGTCGACTCGGTAGCTGTTACAGCTGTCACTAAGAAGCTGAAGGCTAAGTGGACCCCAGAATTGGGCCAGGACCTCAATGCATACCACAACTTGGATGCAGAGGTTGAGCTTACTCAGATTCTTTCTGAGCAGGTTGCTCTTGAAATTGACAACGAGATCCTTGAGGACCTCGTAAAGGGTGCTAAGGCTGGTACACGTTACTGGTCACGAAGCCCAGGTCAGTTCCTGAACCGCGAAACTGGTGAGGTTCTCACTGTAGGTGAGTTCACCGGTAACGTCAGCGAGTGGTATGAGACTCTCATTGAGACAATCAATGATGTTTCGGCTCAGATCCACCGTAAGACTCTCCGTGGTGCTGCCAACTTCGTCGTCTGCGGACCAGAAGTTGCTAACATCCTTGAGTTTACAGCTGGCTTCCGTGCAAACGTAACTGCTGACAGTGACCGCGGTGACGCGGGTGCTATGAAGGTTGGTTCCCTTTCGAAGAAGTTCGACGTTATTGTCGATCCTTACTTCCCACGACAGCTGATTCTTGTCGGCCGTCGCGGTAGTAGCTTCCTTGAGAGTGGCTATGTCTACGCACCTTACGTGCCGCTACAGACTACACCTACTATCTTCGGTGTTGAAGACTTCACGCCACGTAAGGGCGTGATGACTCGATATGCCAAGAAGATGGTTCGTCCAGATATGTATGGACTCGTCGTTTGTCAGAATCTTGTTTCGGGCTAGTAGCCTGACCTAAGGTCAAAATAGTGAAAGCCCCGCCTCTTTTGAGGTGGGGCTTTCTATTTAGTAATAGCTTATAAGTCGAGGTATCTATATGGCCATCCCTAATTTAAATCCTGCATCTACTTCCAATGCTAATATTCTGCCCGTCACCGGCAGCCCCTCCAGTGTCATGACGACTCTTCCTTTTGGGATCTACACATCGGCACCTTTTTTATCTGGCGCAGCAGATCAAGTTGCGTTTACTTACAAAAAGCTTGGGGGTGATGTATTAGACATTGAGTTGGCCGAAGGAAATGTGTATGCCGCATACGAAGAAGCCATTTTAGAATACTCCTACATCATCAACTTGCACCAGAGCCGCAACTCTCTTTCAGATTTACTTGGCGCATCAACAGGATCATTCAATGAAGATGGCCAGTTCGTTGAGGGCAGCGCCCTTTCTGGAACAAATGTGGAACTACGATATCCTAAGTTCGACTACGGGTACATACGACGGATTTCAGAACGCCTAGCTACCGATACGGGTTTGGGTGGCACTGTACCCATCTATTCTGCCTCAGTCAACAGAGTGGTCGGACAGCAAGACTACGATCTTCAGACTCTAATATCCGCATCCTCCGCACTGAGTTCTTCTGTGCCATATTATCAGCAGGTAAAAGATAAGCGTATTGTGGTTCGTAAGGTGTTTTTTAAGACCCCGCGGGCAATGTGGCGCTTCTATGGCTACTATGGTGGCTTTTCTGTAGTGGGTAACTTAAGAACCTATGGACAGTATGCTGATGATTCAACTTTTGAAATCGTCCCTACGTGGCAGAACAAGCTTCAAGCCATGGCCTATGAGGACGCTCTCTATACTCGGGTGTCTCACTATTCATACGAGATTCATGACAACAACTTACGTATTTTCCCACAGCCACTTTCCACAAGCCCTGGGAAGTTCTGGGTTCAGTTCACAATTGAAAACCAGTATGAGCCATGGGAAGACAGTCCCCGGGGCAATACGGGAGCCAAGGGCATCAACAACATGAATACTCTGCCGTTCCAGAATATTCCATACGAAAACATCAACTCTATTGGTAAGCAGTGGATCCGCCGCTTTGCTCTAGCTCTGACTAAAGAGATGCTAGGCCAAGTCCGCGGAAAGTTCGCCACCGTTCCAATTCCAGGAGAAAGTGTAACCCTCAATGCGTCCGAGCTTCTTGCCCAGGCAAAGTCGGAACAAGATGCACTCCGCGACGAGCTAAAGACGCTTCTTGACGAGATGACATATGAGAGACTCACCGCGCTGGATTCCTCTATGCAGGACTCCGCAACTAAGGTTCTCCAAAATGTCCCGACCGGCATCTTTGTAGGGTAATGTAAATGGCCCGTAGCAAAAGATCCCAAAAGCAGATTGAAGATAAGCGATCCCAGCGCTTTGATTATGTGGGCAACAAGGATGTAGCTAAAGAACTACAAGAGATTGAATTTATGCCGTCATCGCTTGAGACGATCGACGGTGCAATGTTGCGGTTTGTGGACGAAGATCTAAACCTCTCCACAACCACAAACGAGGGATTTAAGAAAGTTCCAGTTCTTTGGGTTACAGCAGAGCGTGCTTATCAAATTAAGAACAACAAAGATTTGAGGGACAAAGAAGAGACTTTGATCCTACCTTTGATTACGGTAAACCGAGCCTCCGTAACCAAAGAGCCCAACTTTCGAGGAACAGTGTTTGCTAACCTCTACCCTGTAGGGGATGCTCGCGGCGGCACGATTACGGTCGCTCGCCAAATCAACCAGAAAAAGACAGCAGAGTTCCAGAACGCGCAAGCAAACAGAAAGTATGGCCCTGATCGTGATGTAGCTAGCAAAATGCTAAATACCAATAAAAGAAATATGTCTATTGCCAAAACAGTATATGAGACAATCACAATCCCGCTGCCAACTTGGGTAAAGGTACAGTACGAAATCACCGTCCGAACCGAATATCAGCAGCAGCTGAACGAATTGATTCGACCTTTCCTTACAGTTCCAGGAAACTCACGGATGCCTCAGCGTATTGAAAACGAAGGCCACTTTTATGAAGTATTTATTGACGGCGGTTTTACTAACGCCTCTAATAAAGCGACTCTAGGAATGGAGCAGCGAAACTACGAAACCACCATTGGTATAGAAGTTTTAGGGTATCTGATTGGTGAAGGCGAAAACCAAGAAAAACCAAAGATAGTTCACCGCGAAAATGCTGTCGAAGTAAAGATAGGTAGGGAGAAGAGTATATTCGGTGAGATTCCAACCAACATAAAAGATGGATTTTACAGAGAATAGTACCATTCATACTATTTAACACTATTTACTTTTGAATAATCTCGCAGAGGAGAATAGAGCGAATGTCAGTTAAAAATTACAGATTTGTATCCCCCGGAGTCTTCGTCAATGAAATCGATAACTCCCAGGTACCAGCTTCTCCAGCTGGAATCGGCCCAGTAATCATCGGTCGCGCAGAAAAAGGCCCCGCCTTGAGGCCCGTTACGGTTAGTTCTTTTGAAGAGTTCGTAAGCGTTTTCGGTACCCCGGCTCCTGGTGCTTCTGGTGAGGATGTGTGGCGACAAGGCGCTAACACAACTGCCACCACTTATGGCATGTACGCCGCCCAGGCCTACCTTCGCAACAGCTCTCCTCTGACATACATTCGTCTTCTCGGCGCCGAAGCTGATGATGCAACAACCAATGGCAAAGCTGGTTGGGAAACAACCAACGCATATGGTCTTGTCGTCTTTCAAAGTGGCTCCGACGCAACCGATGGAAATGCTGTCCCCGGCGCCCTCGCTGCTGTCCTCTACGGCGCAGCCGGAGTAACAATGGAGCTTACTGGAAACCTGGCCGCCGGTGCCAAAGACCGACCCGGATTAACGACGACCACAAACGAGATTCAAGGCTCTGGTCCGATCGTCGGCGACGAAGGACCCCAGTACCAGTTCAAATTGGTTATCAACAACTATAAGGGCACAGAAACTCTTACAACAACCTTCAACTTTAACGAAAATGATTCCTCCTACATTCGAAAGGTCTTCAACACTAACCCTGCAAGAACCAACAGCGGCGTAGACTCGGCAAATGTTAACTACTTCCTGGGAGAAACCTTTGATCGCCACCTGAAGGCCAACATCACAAATGAGCAGACTTTCGCTGCCATCGTCAAGCTCTACAACCAGAGTGCAGTATCTGGAAGCAACTTCAAGGCAGACCTCCAATCCGCACAGACTCCTCCTATCATCAGTTGCGATCTCGGCGCCGGCGCACAGGACCTATTTACGGTTCATGCTCTTGAAGAGCCAGGAGATTGGACCAACCGCAACATTAAGGTGTCTATTCAAGACGTTCAGCGCTCCACCAACGAAAGCACAAACTACGGCACCTTTTCAGTCGTCCTTCGTGCACTCAGCGATTCTGACAACGTCGTTCGCGTCATCGAGCAGTTCAACAACTGTAACCTGAACCCAGACTCTCCAAACTATGTTGCTCGCCGGATCGGCGACTCATACCAGGAGTGGGAAGCTTCTGACCGACGCTACATGCAAAAGGGTAACTATGCACCAGTGTCTCAGTATGTTCGCGTTGCTATGAATTCTGAGGTTGATGCTGGGCTTTCTAACCCAGCCCTTCTCCCATTCGGCTTCCGCGGGATCTTTAAGTACGATGATGAGCTTATTGCGCCGTCTGGCTCTGCCGGCAACTGGGTCACTGGCTCGGGCATGCCAGCCGTGTCGTACGCCAAAGAGGGCTGCTTCAGGGTCGGTGTCGATGCCGTTTCGTGCTCGGTTGCATACCCAGCACCAGAGCTTCGCGTATCGGCATCCGATGGCGACCTTTCGAACCCAGCCGACGCATACTTCGGCTTCCAGACAGTCAAAAGCGCAGGTAGCACAGTATTTGACCGCTCGACCATCGACTTGCTCCGCCCTCGTGGTGGCATCGTTGCGAGCATGTTTGCATCGTCCAGTAATAATGTCGAGCGTTCCATGCGCTTCAGCCTTGATGATATTTCGGGCTCCGGTGTTTGGAAGTCCGGCTCTTATGCTGATGGGACTTCGCTTACCGCTAATAGTGGCGCCGTCAGTGGTGTCCTCGACTCGGGCTACAACCGCTTCACGGTTCCAATGTATGGCGGTTTTGATGGCGTCGACATCAAGGAACTTGATCCATTTGCCAACCGTAACCTGGAAGGCACTCCAACTGATAGCACCAACTACGTCTTTAACTCTATTCGACGCTCTATTGATTCGGTGGCCAACCCGGAGGAAGTCGAGATGAACTTGGCTGCAATACCGGGCCTTACCCAGGAAGGCCTTAC